TGACACGACAACGAAAGCCTTGAACCCGTCAACAACATTGGGTGACATTGAATTTAGATCGGCAACCGCAAACACAAACACACGTTTACCAATTGGAACGACAGGTCAAGTTTTAGCGGTTTCGGGCGGTGTGCCAGCCTGGACGACAACGGCTGACGTAACACCCCTAACAACAAAAGGCGATTTATTTACATTCACAACCGTTGACGCACGTCTTGGCGTTGGCACAAATGCACAGGTTTTGACCGCTGATTCAACTGCACCAACTGGTTTGGCATGGGCAACACCAACCAGCGGTTCAATGACTTCAATTGCCAGTGGCAGTTTTCCAACAGGTTCAGGAACGCTCAGTCTTACTTCAATTAGCGGTGCTTACACACACTTACAACTTCATTGCATTGCCTGGAATGGATCAGGAAACAACACAGTAATTGCAAGACTTAACGGCGATACAGGTGCAAACTATACATTTTCAAATGGTGGTTTCACTACAGGTAGCGCAAGGGCTTCAGGACTTGGAAGTCAAACATCATTTAATTTGTGTTCGGGTGATTCTGCAGTTAGTGGAAACAATAAAAACATCACAGTCCTTGACATTCCGTTTTATACAAATGCTACAACGGGAAAAATTGTCAATGCTTCAACTGGATTTTTAGACGCAACTTCGGCAAGGGCGCAAACAACTATGAATGGTTATTATTCTGGAACAAACGCAGCAGTCACACAAATTGACTTTATTTACGGATCAAACTGGTCTGGTGGAACATACGTACTTTACGGGGTGAAATAATGAAAATCTACGAACACAACATTGAAACAGGCGACGCGGTTGAACGCGACATGACTGCAGCGGAAATCAAACAATGGAAAGCCGATCAAGAATTGGCAGAATCAGCGCTGCTAGCGGTGGCAAAAGCACATGCAGAAAAAGAGGCGTTGCTTGCAAAACTGGGCATAACTGACGACGAAGCAAAATTGTTGTTGTCGTGACATTTCCAAATAATACAAGCGCGCGACTAATTGAAGTCGCATTAGCTGAAGTCGGCACAATTGAGCAAGGCGACAACATCACCAAATACGGCGAATTCACAAAAGCAAACGGTTTGCCGTGGTGTGGTTCATTTGTGAATTGGTGTGCAGCTCAGGCAGGTGTCAAAATCCATTCAGTCGTTGGCACTGCAATTGGCGCACATAAATTCAAGGAGATTAACCGCTGGTCATTTTTGCCACAATTGGGATACATAGCCTTCATGGACTTTCCACATGACGGCGTTGATCGAATTTCGCACGTTGGCATTGTCGTTGGACTAATTGACGACAAGCAATGCGTAACGATCGAAGGCAACACTAGCGGCACAGGCGACCAGCGCAACGGGGGCATGGTCATGGTGAAGGTTCGCAAAATCGGAACGGAAATTGTTGGGTTTGGTATTCCTAAGTTTGCCCCATACCAGGGCGAATTTCCAACAATAGAAAAACCAAAATCGGGAGACAAACCGACAAAGGAGAAAACAAAAAAATGGACAAAGCAAAAGCCGTAGCCGCGTCATGGGCGCGTTCATTCATGGCAGCAGCCTTAGCCCTTTACATGGCGGGCGTGACCGATCCTAAGACCCTTGCAATGGCAGGTGTGGCAGCAGTTTTGCCCGTCATTTTGCGCTGGTTAAATCCAGGGGACAAGAATTTTGGCGTTACGGGGCAATGACACCAAGCGAATGGGCAGCAGTCGGTGCGTTAGTCCTTTCATCACTGACTGCTGCCTTTACGCTTATGCGTTTTATGGTCAAGGCAATAATGCGGGAATTGTTGCCTAATGGCGGCACCTCGTTAAAGGATCAGGTCAACAGGATCGAAGCAAGACTTGATTCCTTAATGGAGAAATTGATCAACGACACGCCGTAAGACACGCGGGAGACTTGACCGCGCGTTGATCGTGCTTCACCCTTGGTTCAGGTGGTAATACTGCCGCCTAGAATCGGGAGAATTCAAAATGGTACTTGATTTACTTGACCCAGCAACATTGGGTCGTTTGACGCTGCTGGCAATTTTGCTAGTCCTAGCAGCTGCCGTTGGTTATGCCAGCGGTTACAAAGACGGCAAGCGCGAGGGATACACACGCGGTCGTGCAGTTAGTCGCCACATTGCTGCCACAAAGAAGGCGGTTAAATAATGGGATTCTTGGACGGATACGAAGCAAGCCTTGCACGTTTGACCCGCTGGAATACAAGCTAACCAACAGGGCGCATTGAAACACGGATCGTCGAATTCAGTGCGGAAAAGGGATACGTGCTGGTTGAGGCGCAAGCATTTCGACACTATGACGATTTACTGCCAGCAGGCATAGATTTTGCTTACGGGTTCGTTAGTGCGTACCAACCCAACATGAAACGTTGGTTCGTCGAGGACACAGTGACCAGTGCGATCATGCGTGTTCAACAATTAGTCATGGGCGGTGCTGAACGATCAACCCGCGAAGTCATGGAACAGGTTGAAAAAACAACATCAAAGGTTGCAAATGCTGAAGGCGATCACGACTATTGGACGACCAAATTCGGTGACGTGCCTAGTTTTAAAACTGCAGCTGAAGCCGAACAATCAGGTATTCCCTCATTTGGTTCTAGTGTGGACGAAATTGCAAAACAATTAGGCGGGCAGTTAGTACCTGAAGCACCCAAATGCGATCACGGACACCGCGTTTGGCGCGAAAGCAAACCAGGTGCGGCAAAAGTTTGGGCGGGTTATTTTTGCAGCGAACGTGAAAAGGCAAACCAATGTCAGCCATTTTGGTACGTTGTTGGATCGTCGGGAAAGTGGTCCCCACAATTATGAGCGATTTTGTTGAAGTAATTTATCCGCAATCTATGACCGCAAAACTGCTGGAAAACGGTGTCGTAATTGCAGAATACAAAATTGAGCAATGCGATAAGTGTTCAAAACTGACAAAATGGGACGCGTTTGGTTTCCAAACTGGGTACGACCAACGGGAAAAGGTCATTTGGTTTTGTGCAGGTTGCAGATGAAAATGACATTGACCAGGCAAGAGGAATTTACCTGTCACGACGCCGCGATCCATTTGGCAAAAGAAAACAAAGATTATTGGCAAACGCGTGCAGGTGGTTATTCAACAGACAAATCACTACATGACCTCATTGCACAGGACGCACAAAGTATTGGCAGCGAATGGGTTGTTGCCAAATACTTAGGTTACGAATTCAAGCCGTTTGAGCAAAAGGGAAAAGTCAAGGCAGACGTAGGCAGTCACTTCGAGGTGCGTTGGACTAAGTACGTTGCAGGGCAGCTGATTATTCACGAATACGATCGAACAGACGACGTGGCAATCCTTGTCACTGGGGAAAGCCCACACTATTTTATTGCGGGTTGGATTCCCATTGCAATTGCAAAACGTCCCAAATACCGTCATTCCAAACAGCCAAATTGGTGGGTGACACAAATAAATTTGCAACCAATTGAGAATTTGAGGAAATCCAATTATGGACACAGTGCAATTTGAATGTCGCAAGTGCAAGAAAATAACAAAACAACTGATCCACAAAATAACGGACAACCTTCCAGACGGTGTGGAGGTAATTCAATGCACGAAGTGCGAAGTCATGGGGGTTGCACAGATAGGGACTTCAAATGCCGATCTATGAATTTAAATGCACGGTGTGCCAAATCAGTGTTGAGGTGGATAAGTCAATCCATGAGGAACGCCAACCAATCTGTTGCGGACAAAACATGAGCCGTACCTACTCAACTTTCGGCATCTCATTTAAGGGTAAAGGCTGGGGTGGTCAATGAATAGTTATCCACAGGCTTCATCCACAGGGGTGCAAAACCTGTTGGAAACGCCCAACGCTATGCGTAAAGTTATTAGACGCTTGACTGGGGGGTGTACGCTGGACGCATACAGTCAACACCCCGATTTTAGGGATTTAGACAAGAATGAAGTTTCTTTCAGTTATCTTGTAAAGAAAAAAAGAGATAGAAAAAAACTTCGTTTGTTGCTGTTAATCACTAGTGTGTTCGCAACGATAGGGGCAAACCCTGTCAATGCAACTACGTATTCAATAGATCAGCTAAAGGTCTATGCACATACAAGGTTGGTTGATTACAAGGAATTCCAATGCCTTAATAAGATCATTACTAAGGAATCGCAATGGTCATACATTGCACACAATGGATCGCATTGGGGATTGGGACAAATGAAGTCGCAGCACTATCGCAACCTTGATCCATACAGACAGATAGACGCAACAATCAAATACAATCGCACACGTTACGGATCGCAATGCAAGGCATTGCTATTTCATTTGGAACACGGGTGGTATTAGTGGCAAGCGCATTGCGGGACAGTGGTTCAACGAACCAGTGGCGAAAGATTAGGCAACGCATACTGGATCGGGACGGTCA